GAGTAGCGATTGAAGAAGTATCTACTGGATTTGATGTACACTCATATACCTCTGAAGTTATTACTAATGCTGGTCAACCTACGAGTCGCCAAGAAGCGAAGGCACATACGTTTGCGCCACTCTATGGAGCAACGGGCTTTGGAAGAACAAAAGCAGAAGCAGCGTATTACGAACACTTCACAGAGAAGTACCAAGGAATCGCAGATTGGCATTCCCGACTGGCTAAAGAGGCTTTAGCAACTGAGATGATTACCACACCATCTGGTCGTCAGTTTAAGTTTGATAAAGTAGAACGGTTAGAGAGTGGCAGGATTACGCATTTCACGCAGATTAAGAACTATGGTGTACAATCCTTTGCGACAGCAGACATTGTTCCGATTGCCCTGTTGCACATAGAAAAACTTTTGCATGGAATGAAATCTTGTGTAGTCAATACAGTACATGACAGTATCGTTGTGGATGTGCATCCTGATGAAGAAACGCAAGTTATTAATATAGTTAAAAAAACTAATCATGATTTGCCTGGATTAATAACGTTGCGTTGGGGTATAGTGTTCAATGTTCCACTAGAATTAGAAGCAAAAATCGGTAAAAATTGGCTTGACACTAAAGATGTAGTGTGATACAACTACGGTTCTTATTTTTGAAAGGAGTAAATAAATGAGTGAACTCGCAGTAATTGATTCCAATAACTATGCTATGATGTCTCAGATGATGGGACTGGCATATGATACTGGAGATAATAAATCTAAAAGCACGTTGGCCCGATTGCGTATTAATAAGAAGCCCATCAAGGGTCAGGCAGAAGTTAATGGCAAGAAGGTAAACATGGAAATTGTTGCAGCTGGTACATACAGTTTGCAAAAAACTGAAACGGGTATATTCTATGCAGATCGTGCAGTGATTAGACCATTTATTCAGCGCTTCATGTATCAGCGTTATGACAGTTCGGTTAATAACTACATTAAAACTGTAATGGCAAACAGTCTGGACATTGATCTAAAAGATACTGCAGGTGGTTTTAATTGTGGTAAACCTGCTGGATACATTGAAGATTTTAATTCTTTGCCTGAAAATGTCAAAGATTTGATTCGTGCAACTCGTAGAGTTCGTGTTCTTTTTGGTGAAGTAACTCTAGAAAATGCTATTGACAACACAGGTGCAGAACATGAAATTAAAGATGTCCCATTTATTTGGGAGATTGATGGAAAAGAAGCATTCAAAAACTTAGGCCAAGCAATGTCCAAGTTTAATGAACTTCGCCGTCTTCCTGTACAGCATAACATTTCTATGGTTACAGAAGAAAGACAGTTGCCTACTGGTGTTTCTTATCATGTACCAACATGTGAAGTAGATGTAAAAGCATCACATGAAATTACCGATAAAGATCAAGATACTTTCAAAAGTTTCATGGGTTGGGTGGAAAACTACAATCAATGGGTTCTTGGTGAGTGGGATAAAAAGCATCAAGAAACAGTTGACCCAGAAGATATCTCAACTGTTGAATCATTTGTTGATATCGAAATCGAAGAGGACGTATAATATGAATCATCCATCTGAACTGGCGTTGCACAAATACCTAGACAATGCTGCAAATGGTAAGGCAACTATGTCTGAAAAGACTGCCCAACAAATTGCAGACGATGTTCGTGAAGCTGTGCTTCGTCAGTTTGGCGATTCAGGTAAGCGAAAATTTCGTCTTCGCATGTCAAACATTGGTAAACCAACTTGCCAACTGTGGTTTGAAAAGAACAAACCTGAGACAGCCCTGCCTCGCCCTAATACATTTGTAATGAACATGATGCTTGGAGACATTGTTGAAGCTGTCTTCAAGGGGTTGCTGACAGAAGCTGGAGTAGATTATGGAGATTCGGATAGTGTATCATTGGATATTGACGACAATACTATTACTGGAACCTACGATCTTACAATGGATGGCGCTGTTGACGATATTAAATCAGCCTCTGATTGGTCTTATAGAAATAAGTTTCAGTCATACGAATCTCTTAAACAGGGAGATGCTTTTGGGTATGTAGGACAGCTTGCAGGTTATGCAAAAGCTACAGGTTTAAAAGCAGGTGGCTGGTGGGTAGTCAATAAAGCTAACGGACAATTTAAATACGTTCCAGCTGCAGGTCTTGATATTGATAATGAAGTATCTAAATTAAGTGATACAGTCAAAGTTGTTACTGCTAACAAATTTGAAAGATGTTTTGACGCAGAGCCTGAAACATTTCGTGGTAAACCTACAGGCAACAAAGTGCTGTCAAAACAGTGTTCATTTTGTGATTTTAGAAAAGAATGCTGGCCTAGCCTGGTTGAAAAACCTGCTGTTAAGTCACAAGCAAAAGAACCAAAGATTGTTTCTTATGTTGAATTGGCAGAAGGATATAGGTAATTGCCTAACGCAAAGCAGTTTATAGTGGCACGAAAGTTAGGGTTTCGTAGCGGTTTGGAACATAAGGTTTCTGAGTATCTTGATCGACTCAAAATAATTTATGAATATGAGTCTATTAAAATTGAATGGGAAGACCTTGCGTACAGAACCTATACCCCCGACTTCGTGCTTAATAACGGGATCATAATCGAAACAAAAGGTATGTTTACTGCGGCTGATAGACGAAAACATCTTGCAATTAAAAAACAACATCCTAAATTAGATATACGGTTTGTTTTTGAAAACAGTCGGCGAAAGTTACGCAAAGGGGCTAAGTCAACGTATGGTGAATGGTGTATCAGATATGGGTTTAGATATTATGATAGGATTATTCCAGAAGATTGGCTGAAAGAAAAAGGTACTAATAAACACCCTAAGTTTCTAAAATTTACTGGAAAGAAAGTAGAAAGGAAAAAGTCATGACAACAGATGATCTATATCATGTAGATGAAAATGATTTTCTAATTCGTATTCGTCCCGTTAAATCAGATGACGATAAATTTACTGGTGATGCGCATTTCTCTGTAATGACTTCTGGAGAGTCTGCTTTATCTGCAGAGTTGTTAAAAGACTTTGAATACATTGTAAAATGTATGTTGTCTACAATACCTTTGATGGAGCAAGACGAAGCATTTCGGGATTTTATTGTTCACTATGTGGATAATTATTTTAAATATGAGTTTGATACAGATTTTTCCCCAACTATAGAAAGTGTAGATGGTAATGTTATAACACTTAACTTTAACACAAAAACAAAAGGCAATGCGTAATGACTGACTATAAAAGTATAATTGAACGATATGATGAACAGGCTCGTCAGCTAAAGCAAAGTATTAAGAAAGATGATATGGTAAATCATCCCCCTCATTACAATAACCAAGGCATTGAGTGCATTGAGGCCATTGCTGCGGCTACAGGAGAGGGCTATGAGTTTTATCTCCAAGGCAACATCATGAAATACCTGTGGCGTTATCGCTATAAAAATGGTACAGAAGATTTGAAGAAAGCACGATGGTATCTGGATAAACTTATAACAGAGGTCGAGGGCTGTTATGATGATAAGAGTTAAGGTATGTGCTACACTTCAAATAGACCCTGAAGAATACCCAATGCCAGCAGATGGTGATGTAGCTATTGAAATAGAAGATGCTTTGGAAGAATATTTGTACGATATTGAAGGTGTCGATGTTAAACTAATTAAGACTATACAGGAGAACCGTGAATGAACAATTACCTACCTACAGACTATCAAAACTTTATTGCACTTTCGCGGTATGCTCGTTGGAAAGAAGATGAGCAAAGGCGTGAGACATGGACTGAAACTGTGTCACGATACTTTGATTATCTATCAGCACACCTTGAAAAGAAACATGGATATAAACTTGCTTGCCAACTCAAGGCTGATCTAGAAGAGGCTGTGCTTAACCAAGACATCATGCCTAGCATGAGAGCATTAATGACTGCCGGACCTGCTTTAGATAGGTGTCATGTTGGCGGTTATAACTGCTCCTACGTACCAGTGGATAGTCCTCGTGCCTTTGACGAGACAATGTATATCCTCATGTGTGGCACTGGTGTAGGCTTCTCTGTTGAACGTCATCATGTAGAGAAGCTGCCAATCGTCAACGAGTCTTTTCATGATACTGATACTGTAATCAAAGTTGGCGATTCACGTCCGGGCTGGGCCAAATCACTGCGTGAGTTAATATCTCTCCTGTACGCAGGGCAGGTTCCCAAATGGGATACGTCAGAGGTTCGTCCTGCTGGCGCACGTCTAAAAACATTTGGTGGTCGTGCCAGTGGCCCAGCCCCGCTGGAAGAACTGTTTGCATTTTGTGTAGAGAAATTTAAGGGTGCGGCAGGTCGTAGGCTATACCCAATTGAGTGTCACGATATCATGTGTAAGATTGGTGAAGTTGTTGTTGTAGGTGGGGTCAGACGAAGCGCACTTATCAGCCTGTCAAACCTGAACGATGACCAGATGCGTCATGCCAAGGCAGGTCAGTGGTGGGAGAACGAAGGCCAACGTGCGCTTGCAAACAACAGTGTTGCCTACAAAGAAAAGCCACAGATGGGTACATACATGCGTGAATGGCTATCTCTGTATGAGAGTAAGTCTGGTGAACGTGGTATCTTCAACAGGCAGTCTGCACAGAAGCAAGCAGAAAAAAATGGTAGGCGTGAAAGTGACCACGACTTTGGTTGTAACCCATGCAGTGAGATTATCCTGCGTCCATATCAGTTCTGTAATCTTTCAGAGGTGGTTGTACGGGCCTCTGACACGCAACAGACGCTTGTTGAGAAGGTCAGACTAGCAACTATACTTGGCACGTTCCAATCAACGCTGACGGACTTTAAATACCTTCGCAAGATTTGGAAGAATAACACTGAAGAAGAACGTCTGCTAGGTGTATCACTGACTGGTATCATGGACAATGCATTGATGTCAGGTAAGTCAGCACACCTTGGCATGAACATTGGTCAGACACTTGAGGCACTGAAAGATGTTGCCATTGATACAAACAAAGAATTTTCAAACAAGCTAGACATTAATCAGTCTGCAGCAATCACATGTGTCAAGCCGTCAGGTACAGTGTCACAGTTGGTTGATAGTGCGTCAGGCATCCATGCTCGTCATAACCCTTACTACATTCGTACTGTTCGTGGTGATAACAAAGACCCACTTACACAGTTCATGATATCCCAGGGTATTCCAGCAGAGCCAGATGTAATGAAGCCAGACTCAACCACTGTGTTTAGCTTCCCAATGAAGTCACCTGATAGTGCTGTATGTCGCACAGATATGACAGCTATTGAACAGCTTGAGTTGTGGCTTACCTATCAGCGTTACTGGTGTGAACACAAACCATCTGTTACTATCTCTGTGAAAGAAGACGAATGGATGGACGTAGGTGCATGGGTGTACGAACACTTTGATGAAGTGTCAGGCATCAGCTTCCTGCCGTTTAGTGAACACACATATAAACAAGCACCCTATCAAGACTGCACAGAAGAGGAGTATAAAAACATGAAAGACAAGATGCCTACGTCAATTGATTGGACATGGCTACAAGACTATGAGAAGGA